GAGAATTAACGTTTTCCTTGGCCACGATACTTCTTCCGTCCATGGGACGGTTTAGAATGTGATCCATTACCTTGACGTGTCTTCTTGGGTTTGCTAGGGACAAAGTTTTGCCCGCTCAATGATTTAGCCATCAACCGATAAATTGCTGATACTTTTGAGCAAGACCTGTAAATAGACCGTGCATCTTGTGGTCACGCTTGTCGCGACCGTCGTAGAAGTACAGCTCTTCAAGCCACTTCTGGCGATTAGCCATCGCCTCTACGTCTTCCGCTCCAGGCTTCGCGGCGATCATCGGATCAGGTCGTTTCATGAGGCAAACACTCGCTTGGGTTGTTCGGGCGTGACCTCATAAGCGTCCCAGCCCTCAGGCAGCGTACCTAGGAAATTGACATGGAAACCAGCCATTGCCGTTGGTGCGCTTACCTCGTTTCCTTCTTCGTCGTACACACCATCATCGTTGTAGAGCGTTCCAATCACATCGACAGCACGATCTGCGGTGTAAGCCTGCAAGACTTCAGACTCAACACCTTCTTCGTCAGTAACGGTGACATACAACCCAGCAGCTTTTGCCGCTGCAACCCATGTAGCTTCGTCAGTAAAGCGGAAAAAAGGTCCGGCCATAATTAAGAAGTGATTGACTGCAGGATGCCGTCAGCAAGACGCATTGGGAAATAAATTAACCGCTTAATATGGCCGTTTAACGGCTTTGTACCCGGAGAGTTATTCCCAAATTGCATTTCGTTTGTAGTAGGAACATTTCCTGATGTATCGCTAACAATACTCCCACCATTTTTACAGGCTGCGAAATTGTTTACCTCATAAGCATACGCTACTTTGACGACATCTCCTATTGAAGATGGCGCTCCAGTCGATAAATTTACCTGACCTACACCACCAACAATAGTCTTAACTTTCCCGGTACGATGGTTAAAAGTATGGCGGCTATTACCGGCTTCATTTTGTATATTTACACTCAAAGAGTCAGGCGTCAAGGTTGCGCCACTTGCTTGAACAAAGATACTTCCCTTTGCCTCGCTATAAAAACTGCTGAAGTCAGTGCCAGTGATCTCAGCAACATCAGCTGCACGGGTAACCTGTGAAGATGTTGTCGGAATGTAAGAAGTAGCATATGACGCTTCTTCTACTTGAGCGCCCCAAAAATAAACTTCAGTCCTGAAAGCATCACCTTCGTTATTGATAATCAATCCACTAGGTCCTCCACTGAAAGAGGGCGTATGTGTAAAAGTAAACCTCTGCCATTGATCAGTTGTAGTGAACTGAGATGAAGCGTTGCTATGCCCGCCCATGTTAAAGGTAAATTTATTATCAGTTCCAGGTGTTACAGCTTTAGCCCATACAGAAGCAGTATAAGTTCTGCCAGATATCAAGGAATTGTTGCTTATAATATAGGTGCCATTTCGAGCATTAAAAACACAAAGATCAGCAGTATTGGTGCCATCAGGAGCTGTAGCAGCATTAGCAGTAACAGTTGTATGACTTCCAAGAGTCCACTGATCTAACTGCTCGCTATATGTAACCAAATTAGTTCTAGATCCTTCGATTAATAGGCCAAGGCTTTTACCAGTTACAAGGTCATGATCAAAACGGGGTGTATTAGTAGCCGCAGATTTGATTAGCCCATCTGCATCAACAAACGTTCCACTGCTGGCGCGGGTAAACGTAATTCGACTGTCACTTGTTTTGGTGCGGCCAAAGTCAAACGAGGCCGGTGACAACGTAAAAATGTCGCCCGTACCAAAGCCCCCGGCAATGCTTTGACGCAGACCGCGTTGAACGCCAACACGCAGATTTCTAGCCATCGATTACAACGCTCCGATAACGGTTGCGACTGATGTGGAGTTACCGGAGCCCGACAGACTGACAAGACGCAAACGCACATGCGTCACAGGCATTCCGTTCAAAGCAAACCCGTACGTTCCGTTTGCTGTGATCGTAGTGTCAGCGCTTGATTGGTCTAGGTTAAAAAAGTTTGTTCCATCTAAGCTGCCTTCAAACCGCACCACCACATTGGTGTTGATGTCAGTCACCGTCACCTGGAACGTGACCTCGGAAGCTTTAATTTCTGTTGCTGCGGTAGTGCCAGCCGCTGTCAGGGCAGTCAGCCCAACAGTTGTGAACGGGTAGAGGGCCATGACAGCAACTGAGCAGGCTAGATCTGTGTTTTCAGCTTAGCAAGCCTCACTAAGGAACTCCAGAGCCAGAAACAGGAAAATCACGCTGTGCCTGTGAATAGCCAGCGCTATACATAATCAGTGCTGTGCTGCCGACGCCTATTGCCCAAGAGGCAATGAGCAAACAAAAGCACAGGACGTATCTCCTAATGGAGATCACCAAGGAACTCCAGAGCCTAAAACAGGAGTGCGCTGCACGTCGATTTGTCCCTGGAGCGCAGCTTCGATTTCAGCGACTTTTTCCGCACCACCAAGCTTGGCTTGCAGAGCTGAAATTGCCCAGCTCTCCGTCAAATCGGCATACGGTGTCAGTTCCGAGTCATCTTCAGGCTGATCAAGACCAATGCTGCCGTACGCACCAGCAGAGTAGGTGCCGTCAGAAGCTGAAACGGTGTAATGCACGGTTTGCACAGCACCGTTGCTCAGCTGACGATCCATGGTGCCAACGCTCCATGTGAACGTTGTGGTGGGTGTAGCCATTGGGAAAGTCCTTGCAGGTGAAGTTTACCTATTGCGCCTCAAGGGCGGCAACTTTGGCTTCTAGGGTCTCAATTTTGGCGATTGATTCTTGTAATGCTGCAGTCAGCAGCGGAACAAGCTTGGACTTGTCTATCTGCTGCATGACGGGGTTACCGTCATCATCGACTTCATTGTGCGTTCCAGTGACTGCTTCTGGCACGACAGTTTGTGCTTCGTGAGCAAGGAAACCGTCAACCGTTGTCGTGTCGTCAGCAATAAAGTTAAAACGCCTTGGCTGAAGCTGTTTGACGCGAGTAATGCCGTCAACGATGTCAACAACGTTTTCTTTGAGACGATAGTCGGAAGAAGTATTGTAAGTGGTGCCAGACGAAGTAGTGACAATCGTGCCAACAGCAGTGCCAGAAATGTTCCTAAGGCTGAAATGAGTGCCTTCTGACACTAATCGACGTGTCGTAATGACATCGCCTCCAGATCTAGTTACAACAACTTCTCCGTTCTCTCTTAATTCAATTCCTGCGTTGGCAAAGTTTGAAGAGGATTTGCCTATAAGCACCCTGCGCGAGCTGTTGATGCGCATCGCCTCAGTGCCGCCCATTTTGAACAGCATTGAACCGCCACCAGTTGCGTTAAAACCAGGACTGCTAGTTGCAGAAAGCTGACCAATCTCAATAGCGTAATCTCCGCCACCTCCTTCACCGCCAAATTTGGCAGCTGCAGCACCATCTTTGCGGACATGCAGTCTTCGATCGATTGATGATGCTTCTCCAATGCCAACATTGCCCGAGCTGTCAATTTGCATCCGCTCGGTCGTGCTGCTTGCGCCGTTTGCTGTTGTGCTGAAAGTTATTTTCGTCGGCTTACTGCTAGAAGACCATGTCCCACCGTCCCTGAATGCAATAATACTTGCAGCAGTTGAATGTCCACTATCCGTAAATGAGATTTGCCCAATCGTTGATGTTGAACCTGGGGTTGCTGTTCCTGTAGCAATTCTCAAATAAGACGGACCACTAGCGCCATCTGGTGACCCTTGCAGAAGGAGTGATGTCGCAGTGCTAGAAGCACTAGTCGTACCAACCAACAACCGGCCAGAGCTGTCGATACGCATCCGCTCAGACGCATTCACCTCAAAAGCAAGTGAATCGCTGGCATGGCGATAGATAAGAGCGCCAGCATCATCGTCTCCAGAATCACCAAAATAAATCTGAGAGTTTCCACTTGTCGTATTTGCTGTTAGCGCAAGTTGAATGTTTGAATTACCGCCAATTTCAAGTTCATAACCAGGATCGGTGACGCCAATACCCACGCTGCCGTTATGGGAAATCCTCAGCTTTTCCGAAAGGGCTCCTGGGGTTGAACCAGAAGTAACAAATGCCAATCCAGCCCTTCTAGTACCATGACTGTCTTCACAGACTGATTGAATTTTTGCGGTTTCGTAAACCGTTCCGGCAGCATTTCTGCCTTCAAAAACAAGTCTGCCATGGACATTACCCACAGCATCTTGAACAGCAGATGTCGCTATTTTTATTCCATTATCAAATGAAGCCGACTTGACTTCTAATACATGGTCAGGGCTTGACGTTCCAATACCAACATTGCCAGAGCTGTCGATGCGTAGGCGCTCAGCTGTTCCCGCTCCAATAATTACAGTGTTGGCAAGCGTAGCCGTGCCAGCAATTTCTCCAATAATTGTGTTGTTGTTGCCGGTCGTAATTGAATCGCCAGCACTGAAACCCACAAAAACATTTCTAGTGCCAGTTGTTACGTTAGTTCCTGCATTATGCCCTACCGCTACATTGCTGTTGCCAGATGTACAGTCAAGCAATGTGTTTGCACCGATTGCAACATTGCTGCCTCCAACATTATTGGCTGCTGTACTTGAACCCATAAGAGCTTGATAACCATAAGCAACGTTATTTTTTGCTAGATCAGATGCATCGCTATTTGCATAACGCATCGCGTTGTAACCAATAGCCGTATTTCTCGAAATTCCGACATTTGTTGACATCGCCCCATTGCCTATTGCAACATTTCTTTGGCCACTGATGTTATCTCGCAGACTGTTTACTCCCACTGCAATATTTAGAGTTCCTGTAGTATTAACAGACAATGAAGTTTTGCCTACAGCGACATTATTAGATCCAGTTGTATTTTGCTCTAGAGCTTCTCTTCCTACAGCAACATTAGCAGCGCCTTCAGTGTTAAGGCGCAAACACTGGAATCCGACAGCTACGTTGCCGCCCCCGGTAGTGTTTGTCTCTAGGCATTGCGCTCCTAAAGCAGTGTTTGTGCTGACGTCTCCACTGCCGCGACCAACGATAACGCTATTAAATGATGCGTCACCAGTAACAACTAGTATTTTGGCTGGGCTCCCAGTGCCAATCCCAACGCGGCCAGAACCGTCGATTACAAGCCGCTGTGTGCCGCTCGTTGACACACTAACGTGATTCGCTGCAGGAAAATAAATTCCCGTATCCTGATCGCCTGCATTTGCAATGCTTGGTGCAGCTGCCGTTCCATCCGGCGTGTTCCGCAACAGGTCGGTAACCGTTACCTGTCTAGTTTGAGTTGATGCAACATCAACAACCGGGAAAACGTCAGTGCTGCCAAGAGTGGTGGCGCTCGGCAGGTCCGTAATCTTGACGTTTGCCATGACCGGTCAACAGGTGTGTGGACAGTCTAAATGACCTGTATTTAACGAGCCATCAGGCAAACGCCAAAACGCTGATTACTCTCCTGCGGAAGCAATAGAAGCTTGGTAAGCGGCGATGACTTCAGTCGTCCACAAAGCGTTAGCGATGTCTTGCACCTCTTGTGCTTCACCTGTTACATCATCGCCTGGGACGAGTACATGGCGGTGATGGCTGCGTCCCAGCTCAACACCATCCTCTTCGACCACAGTAGTAGTGCGGACTTGGATGATCTGATTAGGAAGGATTTCTTCCTTAAGCTCAGTGCGCTTGGTGATGGCCATTAGGAACGTTCTCCGAACGAAACAGGTTTGGACATGGACTCACGCAGTACGATAAGTGATCGTACAGAAAATATCAGCCGCATCGCTGCCTCTATCGTTAAGAGTCATAACAGCGTCTGTGTCGTTATCTCTTGTTTCACGAATGTCCATAGCGGTGCTGTTTCCTTCTAAACGAACAGCCAAAGAAACAGTGCCTGTCGCAGTATTGAAGTTGTCCAAAACCACAGAACCACAAACAAAGCTTCCATCATTTTCAGAGGTAAAAGGCAACCCCGTAATGTTAATTTCGCCAGATCCTTCAGTTGTATCGTTGATGTTGGTCATCTTAATTGTCACATTTACAAGGTCTCCAATTTTTGTATAATGGCCTGTTCTGGTGGCGTAAGTGTAAGTTCCTGCAGTGGTTGCCCCTGCATAATTAGGAGTGAAAGTTCCTTCCTCATAGTCATCCAGCGTATTGTCGGCAGTGTCGTTTGAGCCAGCCCCTAATACAATCCCATTAACGAAAGATACATTGCCGGTGCTATGAATCCGCATCCGCTCCGTGTTTGCCGTCTCAAATGAAAGAATGTTTCCATCAAACAGCGTAATTTTGCAATGAGGCGTATTGTCATCACCCCCATTAACAAGCACTAAATCGCCAGATGCGTTTGAAATCCATGCTTCACGGGTATCTGTGCCATCTTTCAGGCGAATTGAAGGATTAGTGGCTGCGTTTGAATCTCCCTTAATAACAAGCAACGCATCTAGGGTCTGGTCTTCTCCGATGCCGACGCGGTTATTGCCACCATCGACAAAAAACATATGAGTATTACCGTCTGACTCCACGCGGAAGTCAACATCGTTACTGGGATCGTTGACTACAACCTCAGAGCTACTAATCTCAAGACGCTCTGCACCGCCAGTGGCAAAGCCAATTTGATCGGCAGCACCGCTGAAAATGCCAGTATTAACGTCATCAGCAAATGCAAGGCCAGGCGTAGAGGCGCTGCCGTCTTCAATCAGCATCGTGCCATCAAGCTCACGCAGCGTGATCCATGCGTTGTTGTTACCGTTCCTAATCTTCAGAACGTTGGCGCTAGTGTCAGCCCACCACTGATACGCGTAAGTAGTTGCCGGCGGGAGTGCACCGCTGTTGTTGCTGACAATCGCTGCCAGAGCGCCATTAATGTCGCTCCTCACATTTGCGCCCGTATTATTTGCAATCACATAATCGTGTTGGGTAGACATGGCTTAGCCCGTTTCAGACAACAGTGCTTTCAGTTTAAACGGCTCTGCCATACCCCACCGCGCTATAGATAAAGTTCCTGGACTCGCTTACGTTGTTGCCAGCTGCATCTAACACATCAACGTTGAAGCCTGTACTGGACACGTTGCTGACGTTGACTCGCTCGTTAGCTCCAAGGTTGAGCACTGTGACGCCAACACTAGGCAAGTAAGCGTTCGTCCCACCAAGAAGGGCAGTCCCCGTAAAAAAGGCTTTGTCGAAAGTCACGGCCTTGGTGCTGGTGCCAGAAGCAATCGGTCCGTTGCTGTTTTCTTGCCTCCGCTGGAACGTCGCCTCATAACCAAGTTCATCAATCAAGATGTTCTGGGCAATGTCGCTGCTCTCCAGCTCTGCTTTGAATTGGAACGCACGGGCTCTAAACGTACCACTTATGAATTCACGCCATGCTGTATAAGTCGGAGATCCTGACGGGTCATCTGACGTAGAGCGCATGTATAGCTTGGCATTAACAGCATCAGCCTTCGTACCATCAAAATCGTTCCAGGTGTCGACGTTGGCGGTTCGTGCATCAATCGTGTCGTTCGGGAAGAAAGCCCTAGTTACAAACCGCCTAGCAAGATCAAGTGAGAAGGCAGCGCCCAAATCCAAGGTGTTGGTGAATTGATACTCTGCAGACGAAACAATATCGCCCATAAAATCCATAGAGTTGATGAGATCAAAATCTGGCACGTCGTCTATGTTTTCGTCGCCATCAATAATCAATGCGTCAAACTCGTCGCTATAGAAACAATCCGTCTTAGCCCCCTGGAACGGTGGGCTATCTGCATCCTCGCGACGTGCTTGAACGATTAGCCGTCCCAGCGTGTCAGGCAAATCAACTATTACGCTTGCTTCAGTTGCGCTTTTATTATTTAGCTCATCCACAAACTTGACCATAATCTCGCCTTCAACCAAGGGCACAATGGCTTCAGTCGAGTTGCCCGAAACAGCAGGAACTAAGTTGACTGAATTAGGCCAAGTCGCAGTACCGTCAGTTAGGTTGCTGTGCTTGATCTGAACAAGACCGTTTACTTTCACGTCAAGGTCAACAGTCTGATCCCAACGCAAACGAGCACTATTGGCGCTAATTGGCTCAATAGACAGGTTTTGAACATTGCCAGGCACTGCTGTCTTGCCTGCAAGGGTAAATGTCGATCTCGCAAATGCGCTTTGCTGCCCCAAATAGTTACGAGCTGCGATCCGCACAGTTAAAGTTCCAGCCCTTAATGCCCTGATTGTGGTTGAAGGGTTGCCAGTGGTAATGGTTAAAAAATTGTCATCGTCCAACGAATATTCAAGAACAAAATCGCTGAGGTTAAGGCGATCATGAGTCCAGCTCACGTCAAACCCAGTGTGAACGGTCTGCCCTTCTTGATATAAAAACTCAGTGCCCGTAAGTGCTTCTGGAGCAGTTGGCGTGGCGGTTAGATTGGTAATATCACGGGTTGTAACTTCAACATCTTGCTCAACAGCTGCGTAAATTGATTCGTTATACGCAATAGCACTAACGCCGTAGATGCCATCGCCAGATTCTGCTACCGACAACACACGAAACTGTTGAGCTTGAATATCCGAGGTTTCAATTAGATAGACAGCACCTGCATTAGGTGCCTCGCTAAAGAAAGGAGTGTTGACAGTTATATTTCTGCCAGAAATGCTGTTAATAGTTCTTGTCTCAACTAAACCTGTGGGCATCATCACAGACAGTGTTGCATCGTTAGCTATGGTTACCGACAGATCTGTATCGCTATCAATAGTGATAACAGTTGTAGTCGCTGAACTTACTCGGCCACTTCTACGCGTTCCACCACGCAATGGATCGGCGATGTTAACCACCATGCCTGGGCGAAGAACAATTCCGCTTTCAACAGCAACCGCAAACTGACAAGTTTCGGTCAAATTTTGCTCGGACAGCAATGCCCACTTACCAAGACGATGAGCCTGCCCTTGGCTGTAGCAACCGAGGGCTTTGATGTCTTTTTTGATAATCCCGTATGTGGCAACAGCATCATGGTCTTCAACGTACTCATACTCAGTGTCACCCAGAGTGTCGTATGACTGCCATGCCACCACAGCAACGGTATGGCGAGCCTTTTGAGAAGTACCTGAATAAGAAAACGATCCATCGACTACGTTTGATGGGCCGAGCAGATACTGAGCATCTGTTGGCTTGTCCTGCAATAAAACCAACGATCCAGCGCCGTAATACGCAATGCCACGGAAAACAGCAGTCAGCTGCTGAATAACGTTATAGACCTCGTCACGGCTGTTGATAAGGATATTTAGGCTGAATCGTGGCTCTTTTCCGCCTTTACCGTCATCTACAAGCGTGTTGCAGTATTGGCTGATTGCAAAAAAGTCATAACGGTCGAGCGTATCCTCTGGAACGCCCGCCCCATAACGAGTGTTGATCAGCAGGTCATATAGACACCACGCTGGATCGTTAGTCCAGGTTGCTGCAGAAAACGTTCCGTCCCAAACGCCGGAATAGGTGATCCGTCCCAAGTACTTGCTGGTGTCTACCGTTGCGTTGCTTGGGATCTTGACCTTGATTCCGCGAATCAAATACTTACGGGTAGGAACACTACTGAACTCCCGAGCGTCAAACCGCAACCCAACAAGTGCAGAGTTTGGATAACGGAACTTCTCATTGATAATTTCTGTAAAAGAAGTCCAAAAAGTTTTCCTAGCAATTTTTGTACTGGTATCGTCTTGCGTTGTACGCTCTACCCTTATATCAACCGGGAAAGCTCCTGTTAGTTTTATTCGAGTGTCGCGCAAGTATCTTGAACTGCTTTTGCCTTTAATTTTATTAGTAGATACAGTGTTAAAGCCGCCTCCATTATATTGAACTTTAATTTTGAGAGTTACTGAAGTGCCTACGATGTCGCCATCGTCTAGAATTTTTTGCAGCTGTGGAACTGCGACAGTAATCCGCACTTCGTCAACATCAGTGTCTGTAATTTGCCGAGTGACAGAAGCAGCTTTTGTAACCTCAACGTTTACTGTTTTTTCAGACTCAGTTCTTTTAAGCTGACCAGAAATATAGCTTTGACTTTGCGTTCCAGTGCGGGTAACTACTGTAAAACCGTCAAAGTTGTCTGAGCCATTAGGGTTCTCAACCGGTGTTCCTTCTAGAAAAATACTTTTGTTGCCGTCATCTAGCCCTTCAATCTCGCCTTCACTAATCAGATCAAGGACATTCGCAAACTGAACTGATGCAAGAGTGTCGTCAGCCTCTTTAGGTGGCTTGCTTTTGCCGCCACTACCTTTACTTGCACTGCCACCACCAGCTCCAGCAATTTGTGGGCCGAGTCCAGCGTTGTGGACACGCACACCATTAGCAATAAAGGTGTGCTGGCCCTCTACCGTTAAGTTGTAAACCGTATGCGCTCCAAGCGCAGCCCGTTCAACGATGGGCCGCAAGTGGCCAAACTCGTCAACGACACAGTCATCACCGCCAAGCGTTCCAATGCCGACAAACGCATTGAATTGATTTAAGACCCAGTGGTTGGGCGTAGCGTCTACAAATTTTCCGCCCCAAAGTTTGTACCTAACAACATCTTCGTTTTCGTGCTTGTGGACCTTGAGAACCTTTGAAGCGTAAATGTCGCCTTTGTCGTCAAAGCTGCAAACGTTGTCACCAGCTTGGATTTTATCGATTCGCTGTGTCCCACCAGGAACAGACACGAGCGTATCGCCAGTAAAGCAGCCGCCGCCGCCGCCACCAGCGCCAAGAATGTACTTTGAGCTTGTCATACGTTCACCGCATCAGTATCAAGACCACTAGAAATAACCTGTGATCCAACAAAAACTCGTCCGTAGGCTATTGGTACGGGCAAGCCTTGCCTTGCTGTGTTTACAACGTTCGAGAATGAAAACGACTCAAGTCTTGCAGCATCTGGCCCGTCGTCTAAAGAAGAAAGCTCAGGCTGCGGTGAAATTGCTTGAGCAATTCCTGTCAGAACTAACGATGCACCAATGCCCACAAATGCAGTTCCAACTGTTCCAATTCCTGCAAGACCGCCCAAGGTCACGCCCGCTGAAGCGATTGCGCCGATACCAAAAGACAAACCAATAATTGCAGCTCCAAGAAGAATCGATCCGGTACCTTGGCCCGCACCAGTGACAACAGGTGTGATGCTAAAAACCTCGCGATCACTGAACGGCATAAACAAAGGATCTACGTTTCCTTCAGTTACCTTCTCCTTGCTAACTGTTACGCGATAGCCAACGCCATCCTGCTCACTGTCAATCAACCACTTATCAAGGCCAGGAAAGTTGACGCACAACGCCTTGATCGCTTGCGCTGGTGTGTTTACGTCAAACTCAAACCGGCATTGACCAAGCCGTTTACGCAAAGCGCCATAGACCTTAACGACTTTCATGCCTCAAGGCGCAAGCAGTGCTCTTGCCATAGTAACTGCTGCCAAGGGCGTAAACATCCCTGCTCGACAGCCTTCCCTGAACATGATGCAAAATCTGGCAGTCGCCTAGATAGATCGCAGCATGGTTTGGCACGGGTGAAACCAGCTGCATCAACAACGCATCTCCGCGCTGCAGCTCCTCAACTGGGATCTTATGAAACCCTTCCTTCTGGAAGTTTTCCAAATACAGGTTTTCGCCGTGGTCCCACCACTGATCTCGACGGTCATAATCCCGCAACTTCAACCCCCACTCCCTCGCGTACCAGTCCCGGCAAAGGCTGTAGCAGTCCACCACGCCGTGAACAAACTCACGCCCCACATAAGGAAGCTCGAAGCCATCCGGCTCACAGTATCCCCAGCCTTCAGTGTTTGGATTGACGATGAACCATGGCAACTCAGATTTTTCACACGCAACACGGTCGGCTGCTGATGGTGCGGGATTGGTTTTTGGGTGACTGTGAACGACAGCAACCACTTCGCCCTTGTCTTCTACTTCGTTCCAGCCATCAAGAACAAAGTGCTCATCAGGCGTTTCAGCAATATTGCGGCATGGAAAGTAACGCCGTCGTCCTTTAACTACAGCAATAAGACCGCAACTTTCACGTGGAAACTCGTCTTTCGCTTGCTTAAGAATTTCAGCCTGCATCGCAGCCGTCAGTTTCATCACTTGCTCAATCCAGCGCCAGGGAACGATCCAAAGGGTAGTTGTGCCCTATTCCCAAAACGTGCTTTGCAACTTGAAATTCGCTTGCCGCAAACATCGTCAGCCTCTGCAGTAACCTCCCTGTCTCTTACGTCGTAATAATCAGTACCCGTGTAGCTGCACTCGTCGCTGCGATATTTCCACTGGCAAATGTTTGCTACAACTTGACGTTTTGGCAGCTTTTGCCCTGCAAGGTCAAATTTGCTAGCCAACTCGAATGTCACGCTATCCCGTGACTCATTGGATTTTCGATCCACATACCAGCGTTCGTCAGGAAACTTGGCGTTTGGATCGGCTGTTGGAGAGAAACCTACAAGTGTGGTTAAGTTGTCCCCAGACTCTGTTACTAACTGATCTCCGCCTTCTGTAATCAAGAAGACAGTGTCTATAAAGTTAAGATCATCCAAATACTTTCTGAGTGTTCTAATTCTTCTGACCTCAGCGCCACCTAAATCATTGCCTGCAGTAGTTGCGTTGACCAGCAACAGCAGGGTGCTCATTGTCCCGTCTAGGTTGCTAACCGTAAGCGTGGGGCGAGGCAACGTACCAGTGTTAGTAAATTCAAAGCCCTCTGCCTTAACTGGGATGCGGGTATAAGTGTTGCCGTTGAAGACAACGTTGCCGGTTACAGACTCGTTTGAGCCTGCATGAAAACGATAGATGTCAGTGCTGCCATGCAGAGTGTTGTCTAAGTGCAGCTCAAACAGCTCGATGATTGCACTGGGGTTGAGTTTTGCTAGTTCCTCATAGACAGCGGAAACCGCCGTCCAAACACAAGTGTTATCAATGACCGTGCTGCCAATATCTGTCGGCCAAGAGGGTTCAGATGATGCTGACGTTCCAGTAGCCGTACACCTGAAAACCAAGCCGGATGCTTGGTCTGTTGACGCACGTCGGATGGCGCCAACAAAAAATACGGTGTTAGCGGTCCAAGATGCTATTGCCATTACGGTTCAAAGACTTGACGGAATGTTGCCTGAATTGTGGCGCGATTCAAGTACGGAATCGACTTGCTCCATTGCTCACAGACAAACTTAGAGCTGCTGGCCTCGCCAGGTGGGGTGAAATCAAAGCTGGCATAGTCGTCAGCCCGTGCGTCCAAAAACGTTTCAATGGTGTCGGCGTCAGTCTCTGACACCTCAAACGTCAGGTTGAAAGTTTTGGGGTTTTGGTTGAGGCCGTATTTCAGCCTGGCTTCGTAACCATCACCAAACTGAACTTTCCGCACCACAGGTGCGCTTTGTTTTTGGATGCCGTAGGTCGGCGTGATTGACGGGAAAGTAGCCATCAGCTTGCGAGTAGGCCGCCAGGACGTTTTTGCTTGACTAGCTCAGCCTGCACTGCAGCACCAAGCATCCTGCCAAGTTGTGCGGCTTGATCAGAGTCGCCTTCCACAGACGAACCAGAAGCGTCCACGTTCACCACGATGTTAGACCCGCCCATTGCGTTGTTTGGAACGATATTGCCCTTCGCTCCAGGGACAAACAGCTCAGGACCGCGTTCGCCAACCATATAGGCATTGCCGGGAGCTGTCTGCCCGCCGTTAGCCATGTAACCACCAAAGTTAAGACCGCCAAGACTGTTGACAGTTCCTGCATCTACAGCAGTAATGTCAATCGTTTGCCCACTGGACATTTTTGGCAGTCCAGCAAACATTCGGGCAACACCAATGGCGATGTACTGGGCAATCATTTGCTTAGCCGTATCTGCCAGCATCGATGCAATGCTGCGAAGGAAGTCCGCAAACGCTTCCTGTGCGCTCTTCGTTCCATCAGCAACGGCCATCAAACTGTCGAACAAGCTGTCGGTAACAGGTTGAGTTAGAGCAAGCGCATCAGCAAATTTCTGCTGAGCAACAGTCGCTTCAAGAATTTGAGTTTGATAAAGCTCGTATTGATCGCGAAGAGCGACAAGATTGTCTACGTCCTCTTGATCAGCTTTTCCAGCGGAAACCCTTCCCTGCATTGTTTCAATTTCTCTATTTCTCCTTTCAAGCTCAAATTGCATTTCAAGACCGCCCAGAAAACCTGCTCGCTCCGAGCCAGCAAACGGACCAGAAAATACTCCAGGAGCGTTTGCTCGTAACGTTTCAAGCTGCATCTGAAATCCTGCTTGACGGTCTTTCAACGCATTTGCAGCCTGCAAGGAGCGCAAACGTGCGTTTGCCTCGGCCTGAGCCTCGTCCGTTATTTTGATCTGATTTGCAAGCCTTTGAGCCTCTGCCGTAAGGGTGTCATCACCTATCTTTTCAATTCGACGCATCCGGTTTTCAAACTCAGCAGCAATTCGAGCTTTGTCAGCTTCTAGCTCGGTTGTTGCTTCACGTTGCTTTAACTCAGCAGCAAATTTCTGCTCAAGAGTCAAAGCCTGAGTTATCTGGGTGTTTCTTTCTTTTGTAGTCTTTTGGGCTTCGCGAGCAAGCCGTTCCGTTTCTTTGGTTCGAGCTGCAGCAATGTCATTGTCAAGCTCAATCAAAGCAAGCCTCCTGTTATCTCCAGCTAACAACTGCTTCTGCTCGCTTCCCTCGGCTTGACGATATTCCGCTAAATACTGCTCTTGAATAACTCTCTTTCTAGCTGTTACAACTTTTTCATCCAAAAGATCACTGCCAGCTTCTTCTAGTTGAATTTGAGCAGCAAGCAAATACCTTGTTTCCCTAGCAACCTTGTCTGACTGAACCAGCGTTGTTAATCTTTTTTCTTCGGTTGCGACACGAGCAATCGCGTCTCGGCTTGCTTTAAGCTCTTCGGCTGCAGCTTGTCTTACAAGATCAGCAATTTTTCTTCTTGTATTTATACGCCTTTGCTGAGTCTCTTTATCTTGCTTAATATCCGGGATTGCATCTAGCTCGGCAATAGCAGCTTTAATTTTGGGATCGTCGCTCTTGCGAGCCTCTTGAACAATCTTGCCGACTTCTCGTATCTCTTGAATTTGCTTGGTCTGACCCGTTAGATCGTTAATAGCTTGAGCAACAACTGCAGCTACCTGCGTAATAAACACAGTAAAATCGTTTTGAAGACCTCTGATGCCTGCGCTAAACAACTCAATCGCTTCAACCCCATCCTCTCCAACAACTTTTTCTAGCTCGTCTGTTACAAGCTGAAGCGCCTCAGCGGTGCGCCCGGCAGCTTCCAACTCTTCAACAAGAAGAGCAAATTCTGTATCGGCTTTTCCAACCGCATCAATTACTGCTTCGGTATTAGCAGTCAGGGGATCCAAAGCTTTACCCAAATCAATCGCTTTTTGACCAAGCTGGTCAATCATCGAGCCAATCTGCGTTCCAATCAAGGACAGGCCAAATCCAAACTCACCGCCGATCATTCCGCCACCAAAGCCGCCTGCTGCACCACCAGCTGCTGCACCTAGCCCCTGGCCAAACAGCAGTGGAAATGCACCGCCAATTAAAGCGCTGCCAATTGCTTGTTTTTGTCTTTTCGCTTGTTCTGCTGCTTTTTCTTGGTTTCGCGCTTTTCTTTCAAGAATTTCGTTAATTTTGCGTTCGGTAGCCAGTTCTCTGTCAGCGAGAATCATTTGATCTCGGCGTTCTTTGCCAATTTTTTCAGCATTTTCTAAACGCTTTAAATAATCTCTAGAAGCAATCTCGGCCTCTTCTTTAGCTGCTTGCTTGGTCTCAAGAATGTTTCTGCGAATTTGCAGTTGAAGCTGTTTTCCCGTTTTTTGAGTCTCATTAATTGTTCTGTATTTTTGAGCTAGCTCTTCAACCTCTTTGGTGCCTTGACGCAAGATTTGCAGCTTTTCTGCTTCCTCTTGGTGTGCTTTTTCCGTTAGGCGCACAATAGAGGCATATACATCCTCCATATCGCTTGCAATTTTGCCAGCTTGAACAGTTGTTTCCATGCTTGGAAGCACGGACTGTGGCCGCATTCTTGACCTAAGCGCCGCTGGGACACTTACGTCTCCGGGCTTTGTTGCGGGAAATCCTCCAAACCCTGGTCCAATGGGTCCGCCATATTGCGTTCCCCCACGCAACGTTCCTGAACGACCTTCGTTGCGGATCTGGGCAAGCAACGCCGCTTGCTCTCGAAGAGCTTCGTTTGCTAAATCCTGGGCTCGCGCAAAGTTTCTTGCTGCGTCAGCAGCGTTTCTACTATTTAAACCAACATCATTAAAATTTTTCGCCGCTTCTGCTAACTCTTTGTTAAAATTAGCAACTGAATTAACAACAGTCTTTCCGTTTAAATCGCCAAACTTTTCAAGAGCATCATTTACATTTCTAATTTTTTGACCAAGCAGGTCCGTATCTCTTGAAAGCTTGGTGATGGCCTGGGTGTTTTTGACCGCAACCGCGATATTTACGCCGTAGTCAGCCACAAGCCCAGACCAAAGACCTATTTGCCTACTTTACCTCTTTCCCATCGTTCGCGCCCCTCGGCTGGTCTGGACACGATCTCTTGCCCTTTCCTCTTCTTCGTTTTTCAACTCAAAAAAAGCAGCCCAGCCGATTAGCTCTTCTTGCGTTAGGTCCCGCGAAAGCTGGGCTACTGTCATGCCCAGCTCTTTTGCAAGGAAATAAATGAAAAACCAGTCGTTACTTGCTTTTCAAGTCTGCCTTGGCATCCTCCACCTTGTTTGCCGTTCCAGAACTCAGCATGGCTAGCTGGATTTCTTGCAGTACCGACGCTTCAACAGCGTTTTTCAGCGCGGCTTTTTCGCCATCCTGAAAAAGCCGTTTGCCGTCAGCATCTAAAGCTTTTTCAATCATCATCCCCAACGCAAAGTCGGTGGTGTCGTCTTCGTTGGTTTTTTTCTGAATTGCTTCTCGCTCTGAAATGGTCAAAGGGTGCCAATACACCTCAAGCACTACCTCGTCGCCATCTTTGACTTCATGCTTGTAAAGCTGGCTAACGCCAAACCTGTTACGAAGCAGTTCAGTGGCACGCATAAAACATTGTCGTTTCAACTAATATACTATACGACTGCCGTAAACTGGCAAGAAACAATTCCTAGGAAATGAGGACGATCCTCAAGTTCAACAGGAACCGGGCCAGTAACGTCCATAACTCTTGGGGAAACACTAAAGCTGTCAACATAATCATTTGCGTTAACCGAGGTAAGGCCGTCGATAACTGACTCGCTAACAGCCGAAAGCGCTGCCGTACCAGCAGACTTAGGGACGTACACATTGCATTGCACAACACCGCTGTAATAGTCAGAGGCTGCGCCTTGGTTTTGTAGCGTTGACTGATTAAACGTTACGCGCATCGCAACGTATTTTTTGGTTTTACCAGGAGTTGTAAAGCGAACATTGTCGTAGACCATCGATACCGTGGCATCTGCTGCTACCACTGCATCGGTTACGGCCTTTTCAAAAGCAGCTCGGGCGTTTACAAGTGTCATCAATTAGATCCCTCCAAAATAGGGTTGCCCTGATAGTCAGCAGCCATTTTGCCACCCATCTGAGTTTGCGGAGCAAATGACACACCTGCGTAAATGCTGCCCAAACGGGGTTTTTCTTGAAAAGCATTATCAACAATTTTTTTCATGTCTTGTATAAAGGCTAGAGGGCGTCCATCTTCTAACGCATATTGTGCGTAAGCAACTTGGTTTCCAATATAAACAGGGCCTTTTTTGTAATTAAAATCAGGAACCTTAAACCTCCTTTTGATTAGGCTCATGTCCCCTTGAGGCATTGGGCCCCATTGAGTAGTCTTGCCCGCACTGTTTGTAGTTTTTGTTTCATAAGCGTCCCGCCATGGGCGTTTGGTTCGTCTAAACCGATCGCTATCTTTCATCGACTCTCGCTCAATCGGTCTGTTTTGCCTGGCTTTCCAGCTAGACGCAAAAAGTCCCGTATAGACAGGGCTGTGGGTTGGAGTTGAAAGTCCAGCAACAGCAGTCTGAATCAAATTGTTAAAAGCTTTGTCAAAATACGCTTCATAATCGTTATCGAAATCGTCTAAATCTGTAGAAGCAAGTTTAGCCATCAGAACACCACCTCCAAGATAAACAGATACTCTTGATCACCCTTATAGGTGCGGATGTCTGTGATCTGAGCAACACGGTTGGACCCTGCGTACTTCAGCGTTACCGTGTCTTCAAATGTTGGCTGGTTGTCTCCGATTAGATCAGGCGTGACATACAGCTTGGCCGTGCGCTTTTCAGCCTCAGTCTCCTCTTCAGAACGCACGAACTCGATTGGTACGTCAAACGAGTAAGCCGTGTCCGTCGTCGTTAACGCTCCAGTGCTGGTGTTGTACGTCGGAGATGCCTTGCGGGTGTAAGTAATCGTGTGATCAAACGACTTACCCAGATCGGCAACAACCGACTTAGCAACGTTCTTGAACAGACTGTCGAGTGCGCCTGCCATCTCAACCCCTCACCATACGGACCTGATAGCTCCCACTACCGCCAAGGCAGTAAGCACCAAGGTAAGACTGCAGCCAAGGATAAACATCAAACACGTTATTGACTGTTCCCGTAGCCTGGCTCGAAGTGTTGTATTCGACTTCCATTTCACCGAGCTTGACGGACTTGTATAGCCCCG